CGTTCTGTGCTAGTTCGCAAGAAATTTTTACATCTTGGTTTGACAAGCAAGATGAATTTGAATTGTTTATTAAAAAAATTATTAAAGCAGTATTCTTTTTCTTCGCTAAAAACGTGAGCAACACACTTTCTTCTCTCGTGCCAAGAGTACGTTTCTTTCCAATCAAAACCATATACGCGTACGCTCTTTGGATCCTGTTTAGAAATGTAATAGAGGACTCTGAGCCCGGTTGAGGATTTCTTTGTTAGGTTGCTGTCAAGAGCTATTCTATCCTCTTCAGAAAACACTACATCGGCCATTTCTATAAATTTAGGAGATACACTTTCGGTATCCATTTGCATTTTAAGAACACCTTTATTATGAGCAGTGTTAAAATGAGATTTGTTCTGTCGGATGTTCTGCATACACCATACATCAATACGCGTTCCCATCTGCTTTTTGTACTGAGGAAACCGATACCCACCACGATTGATTCTTACAACCACATCCGCAGAATCTATTTCATCGCCATATTTCTGTTGTATGATAGATGCAGCATTTCCTACAACCGCTACGGTCTTGCCTTCAAACCATTCTTTCATAGTATATTATCCCTGTTAACAAAAAAAGCAGAGAACTTGTCCCTGCCTTTATTTATATTTACTTACAAACCTAATTATACTAAATTTACTGTTATCTTAGCATTACTTTTCTTGCTTCTTCTATGTAGCCTTGTTCACACAATTTTGAGGCAAGAACTGCGTTATTAAATGCGCTAATACTATTTAATATAAAATTAAGCATTATATAGTGTTCTTCCAAAGCTTTCTTCTTTAGTTATTGCTTTTAACTTTGCTAATCTTTGAACTGCGTCTTCGCGGGCTTCATACATGCCTTTCATATGCGCTGCGGTAATTCCTGGTGATCCAATCATTGCACCAATAGCTCTGCTATAACCAATGATTTCTAATCTTGCGTATATACGTTCTAACATATTATGCCCACCCTTTAAGATTTTTGTTTATTTCTGCAGTTGTTTCTTTTTCGCGGATAGAGTCACCGTAAAACTGGTCGTTAACAACAGCCATGATGTCGCCACGGCACAAGCCAATGTCTTTTAATTCTCTATTTGAAAGGGAGGATAATTCTCTATATGATTGGCGTCTTAATGCACGCTTATACATAAATTTGTCTAAAGCTACAAACAAGGCTTTGATTTTTTCAATTACTATTGATAACGTAATAAATTTATATAAAGATTGTGATTGAAGTGTGTGTGACATGTTGCATCTCCTTAACGCATATGATTGTTTTTATTGAATTACAATTATATTTATTAAGGAAATGTAAAAATAAGGCTTAATTTGGGTTGCCAATTTGGTATAGACGGTATTCACTAGTGTCAACCGTGACATTATGTCGGGTTGTCTACCAATATAAGGTCAAACATTGCTGAACAAGTTTGACCACCCGATGCAGCAACAACATCAATTTTAATATCTGTCTTTTCTTCAAACTTTAATGGTACTGGATATTCTACAATAACATTTTGACCGCCGGCAGCGTACGAAATACCTTTAACATTAAATGTACCACCGAAAGGTCTTGCAAACAATGTATATTGTAACGAGGCATTGGTTGATGCTTTGTCAGAACCCATTTGAGTTTTGATTAGATACGCCGTTTTACCTGCCGGCACAGTATAAACAGCCATAAGAGTTTGGCCTTTATCTTCAAGAATTTTTGCAGCTAAAGCGCCACCTTGATTGATAGTAACATCTGCATCGTTATTAGTATCTACCATACGAGCTCTAAATACTCGTGAAAATGTTTCAGTGGTTGTTCCACCAATAGTAGTCGTTACTGTTTGTGGTGCGTAGTCTGCGTCAAGACCTTGGATTTCAACTGATGCGCCACTGTTTTGAGTAGAAGTTACAGCTACAACACCGGCAGCTGGGTACGGATATGTTACTGCTGCTGAATTACCGTCCCAGATAGTTCCAGCTGTAACGTCTCCATCAGTTGCGCCAAATTTGTTAATATGGTCATAACCGTCAACGTCGCCCGCAGCAATTGGAATATTAGATGCAACTCCAAATGAGTTGATAATATTGCCGTCTTTATCTGCTAGAATAAATGCTTCAAATAAAGTTTTATTATTTTGTAAATACGCTTGAGTTAATTTGTTCCAAATAGCCATTACTTTTGCCATCCCTTAATATATTTATCTGAAAAGTTTGCAGCTGAAAATTGTAAGCGGTCAACAAGTTTTAACGCATTCTTACCATAACGATCAATTGCAACAAAACCTTCTTGCCCTGTAACTTCATAGCCTTTATTGGTTTTAAGTAGTGTTTTTAAGCCATCAACGTTTTCAAGTTTACGAATAATTGTATGCTTTGCGTCAACGATTAGGTTATACATAGTAAATAAATTTTCAAGATCGCGCGGTTTGACTTTTTTGAAAAACATCATGGCATTATCTTTTTTAGCTTGCCAGGTTGCTTTACCTTTTGGCGATTTTTTACTATCAATTTCTTTATCGTAATAATCACTTAAGTATTTCTGAAAGCCTTTAACAAAAGTTTTTGGATTACCAATTCTTTCGCCGGCGCGAACTTTTGTATTGATGTAAGTATTGAGGCGCATATTAATATCATACTGAGATCCTGGCTTGAGAGCATCAAATGTGTTTTTTGGAATTGTCTTAAGCAGTGAACCAATTTGAGATATTATTTTTGTAATATCAGCAGTCTCTTTTGCGGTAAATGTTGCATTGCCAGATTGATCTTTGAATACTGCGTCTACTGACCAGACCGACGGGACTGTTTTAAGGCCGCTTGCAATCTCCTTTCCAAAATTTGCAGACATTTTTTCAAGGCTTGATCCTCGGTATACAGTATGCCAGACCACTCCGACCTTGGATCTGAGTATTGTTTTAGCAAGCTTTGATGATTTAGGTATCGCATAAACAATCGTATTAGGATGGAAAGTAATATGCGGTTCACCGTCAATCGTATCTTCTTTAATATCACTTTTTTCATATAAAAAATCGCCTTGTACTACACCTTTAATTCCTAGTTTTGAAAATTCATCTAACGCAATTTTTAGTTTTGCATTTAGCTCTGCCTTACCCACGGTATCAGCATCAATATCGGCGTGTGTTTTATATAGCTTTGGGTTCTTATTAAAAATACCTTTTTTAGCTACAAAGAATTTTCCATCACTTGGATCGATGCCAGCAAATACTGCTGGTGCGCCATCCCACTTGACGCTAATATTGACGGGTGCTTTAGTATTACCTGCTAGCATATCTCTAATATCACGAAGATAGTTTATTACGTTTCGTGTACCAACAATGCCGCCATCAATAACAGCATCTTCTGCATGTGTCATGTGCAGGTTCTTTTCTTCGGACAAAAACTTTTTAAAACGAATCATTTATTAAATTCCATTAAATTTGATAGCAAGATTAAAACCTTGAGCAATTTTATTTTCAGGTGGAGATTTGTTCGAACGAACTGACATATTCATCGTTAGCTTTTCGCTACCACCAGCGTTTAATTCAATAAACCAATTTTGTTTAGATGAGGTAGACTTATATGCTTTAACAGTTTTTACCCTCGGCAAAAATGCTCCTAGATCATCTTCGTCTGTAACCATTTTATACTTATTACCAAATGCTTTAACGACAACTAAAGGTACGTTTTTGTCTTTTTTAAGTACTTGTTTTTGTATATAATCAATAGCTTTAGATTTATTCTTATTTACTGCACTTATAATACCATCGCGTATAAGATCAAGCATTTGGTCGTACATACTTTCGTATTCTCTAGAATTCTTTTTCTTAAATTCTGTAATAATTTTAATTGAATTTCGTTTCTTTCCTCTCGAGTCCCAATCAAAAGGTAACCCAAGTTTTGAATGTACTTTGTTAAATATTAGTTTCTGTAGATCTGATTTTTCACGTGCATACGAAAAATCATCAAAGAATTTATTCACGTAAGTATTTAATTGAGGTTCAGCGGTTTTTTCACCACCAGCTTTAAGCGATACGCCAAGCATATTTTTATTTTTAAACTTGATGAATAAATCACCTTTATGAGACGCAGGTATGCCGGTTGGCTTCGCTCGATAACCCCAAAACACTTGTTGAATAGGAGATTGTTTGTTTAAATCATTAAGATAGTCTAAAATAGCTAAAGCGTTTTCCATTTTTTCAGAATATTTTGAAGACGTTGGCATTTGTTCGATAAATTGTTTACCGGCTTCTGCGTCTCTACTATTTACATATACGCCATATTTGTTTCCATCGGCTTCAGATATAAAATCATATAGGTCGTTTATGTTTGAAAACTTTTTCTTTGACATAAATGCTAGAGAAGGAACCAACTCCGTAATCGTTGAATTAAGAGTAGTCTCTGACATGCCCCCTGACGTTGGCTTAAATGTAATTTGAACCTTTTTAGATCCAAGCTTTACGATAGTAGAACCGACGGACCCGCCGGATGTGCTTAGTTCGTAATCTATGTTTGCTTTATCTAATTTTTGTTCTATATTTTTCTTGACAGAGTCACGATCATTTTTCTGAGAACGAACGACCAATACTGTTTTGTTATTTGTTGTACTCTTTACGGTGTAAGTATATGGCTGAATGGCTGCATCAAATCTAGCCTTGTCTTGCTGAGACACAAAAAGCATTTCACTGTTCTCTCTTAAATATTTTTTAAACGAAATCATACATATTCTCTTGTATAGGATTAATTTAAACTATTTATAAAATAACATGCTTTAGGCGCTTATTGTAAATTGGTAGAAATATTTTTTTTCGAAAAAAACAATGGAGTCCATCCTTGAAACCCAAATCCTAAATTTAATTTTCTGCAAGTAACTCTTGCATTTTTATAGTCTGTTCCAACTTGAATTAAAGTACCACTATCTATTTCCAAAATGCTGTATTGGTTTTCGTTTTTCTTTAATGAATAACTCATTGTAATTCTCCTACTTCAAACAAACTTTTCTTTTTATTTTTGGAACCCATGTCCCACTGTTCTCCAAACGAAGACTTATCAAATGTCGGGCGAGGATCATTACCGCCTTTACCATTTGAAGACTCGGATTGAATAGTATCTTGAGCACGCTCTTCAAGATTGAACAATTTCATTTTTGCTCTTTCAATCCCTACAACAAATCTACGATAATAGCCTAAATCTCCATAGCGATTTTTAAGTTGTTTAATCATAAGCTGTCCGCGTTGATCTAATTCTTCTGATGTGATAAGACCGAGGATAAGGTCCGCGGTGTGAGTAATACCCATAGACTCAGAGGTGTTCGTAAGATCAACATCAGAGTTTCCATAACCATCTCGATTAAACTGAGAGGAGGTAACAATAGCCATGTCAAATTCCATGGCAAGACCGCGAATTTCTTCAGCGATTGATTTAACAAGTGTATAAGAGTTTGCCGCGGCCGCGCCTTTTACTCTCGCTGATGCACAAATGTTAAGATAGTCAATAAACACAATATCTGGAATAAAGTTCTTTTTCATACGCATTTCGTTGAGGAGATGGCGGAAGTGGCCGGAGTGCGCAGAACCTGTTGGGTACTCTTTAATAACCAATTTTCCAGGAGTCTTACTTTTATAACGATCCATTCTTTTTTCAAATACGTTAAGAGGAACTTCCTTAACTTCGTCAAGAGTAATATTCATAATGTTTGCATCAATACGCCGAGCAACTTCTTCTTCCGCCAATTCCATTGTAACGTATAGAACATTCTTGCCGTGCATTAGACTCGATGCGGCCATGTGACATTTAACGAGGGACTTACCACCACCAGTTGTTGCCAAAAGAACTGACATAGATTTACGAGGTAATCCACCTTTTGTAATAGTATTTAGGATGTCGATATCAAACGGAATGCGTTCTTCTTTACGATGGTAATACTCGTGCCTAGACTCAAAATCTTCAAGAAAGTCGTGGCCAATATGTGTATCGAAACTAATGCCAAGCGAATCAGAAAGAATTCCTGGAATTGCTCCTTTATCGTTTTCTTTATCTTGACCGTCGAGAATAAGAATAGCCTTACGAATTGAATTATAAAGATCTTTATTCTGGCAAAACTTTTCAGTTTCATCTACAAGAAACGTTTCATTTGTATTATCGTCTGTCTTTAATTCATCAATTAAATTCGTGACTTCTTTATATGCGCTTTCATTTAGATCTTTACGTTTATCTATTGAAATTTTAAGAGCTTCGATTGATGGCGGCTCTTTATATTCGTTCATATAGTCCGAATATGTTGAAAAGATTTTACGAAGACTATTATCATCGAAATATTCTTCCTTAATGTAAGGAAATACTCTTCTGCAATATTCTTCGTTGTAAATCAAATTAGATAATATTGTTTTTTCAATCATACAAATTTTTCCATTGTTAAGATGAGTAATGGCACCAATCACAGATCAATGCCATCACCTTTGTAATTAATTTTAATATATCACTATATCATAGAATTGTCAACAATTAAATTAGATCATCTTCGCTATCAGCTTCTGCCAAATCGTCCAATGCCTTTGATCTGCTATTACCATCATCTTCACGCATAATACTACCAGATGCACCGATTGTAAAGCGATCGTGAACGTAGGCTTTGAAATCAGTTTTTTCAAACATCATATTCCAAAAATCACCATTATCATTTACTTCCTTAGCTCGCATTAGTTTTGCCGAAAGTATTTCACCAGTTGCTGGATCTACTGCTTCATACCAACCAACCTTTGGTTTACGTAGATATCCACCTTTTTCAGCAACGTCCATCAAACCTGACCATTTAACAATACCGCCTTCCCAAGATACGGAAATTGGAATTTTGGATTTTTCCTTAACGTGTCGAGATTTTTCAATATTAATAACAAAGTGATAACCTTGGATTTCAGTGCCAACTTTATCTTGTTGGCGACCAACAATCCAAATGGCATCAGCTGAATAATAGATGCCTGTACCACCTGATACGATTGCCTTTGGGAACAGACCGATCTCTTGATACGTGTGGTTGACAGCAATCAATGGAATATCTTTAAGATTAAGATGTGGTGTTACAATACGGAACAAAGATTTCAGAGCCTTTGCGCGAGACATATCGGCAACTGATTTTTCGTTCATTGCGTCCTCAACTTCTTTCTTTGAAGCAAGGTTACCAACGGAGTCAATGATAATACATACATGATCTTTTTTATCAATTGCATCGAGTTGGCTTGCAATGTCAAATTTAAGTTCTTCAACATTAGTAATTGGTGTATGGACTACTCGATCCATGTCAATACCAAACGACTCAAAATATGCTTGTGGTGTACCAAATTCTGAATCATAAAACAGTAAAATTGCATCTTCATATTTGTTCATATATGCAGCTGCTGTTAATAGTGCAAACGCAGACTTAAAGTGTTTAGACGGACCAGCCAAAACCAAAAGGCCTGGGGATAATCCTCCATCGATGTCACCAGAAAGGGCCACATTTACCATAGGAACAGGCGTTGGTGCCATTTCTTTTTTACCAAAAACTTTTGACTCTGTTAATTGAGCTGTAAGTTTAATAGTAGAGTTTTTCACAAGTTTGTCGAGTAGACTCATATTATTTTCCTTCTACGATTGAAAGTAGTTTACCCTGATAAGATTCAATTTTAGAAACTCGGTCAGGCCAATAGATTGTTGATTTGTCTGGATTTTTGCAAAGATTATTAAGAAATGGTACAATAGATTTATATAAAAGTTCTAATCTATATTCTAAATCATCTGCTGCCAATTTAGCATCAACTAATTGATCCTCAAGTGTTTGTTTTTCAGAACTTACTTGCTGAATAGTTTCTTCGGCGGCAAGTTCCTTTTCTTGCAGCTCTTCGTCTATAAAAGTAAATCCGAAGTCAAAATCCAAAACTTCTTCGTATATTTTGTTAGCCATGTTTACCTCCTGGATGTAAGAAGGGGCCGAAGCCCCTTCTCTTTGTTAACCTTTAACGAGGTCTCTAAACATTGCAAGATCTTCATCGTCATCGCTGATATCGTCAGACTGTGATGTCTGCGGGGAAGATGTTTCTTCTTTCATCGTAGGGGCGTCGTCGCTTTTTCCAAACTTGCTCATATCGAGCTCGTTATCCGTTTCATCTTCTGCTGTGCTCGTTGACAGCGGAGAGTCTCCTGTTAAATTTAAAACACGATATAGTTTTGCTTTAAGATCTCCATAGGATTTGAAGTTCTTTTCGTCAACGAGTTCTTGGAGTGCGTGTTGCTGTTTCCAAACTCCTTCGAGTTTATCATCATCCTCGAAGAGTGGAGACGGACCGTCGAACTCTGACTTGTCGTAATTTGGGTAACCTTCAAACTGACGAATTTTCAAACGAAAGTTTGCGCCTTCCCAAAAGTCAAACGGATTGATTGGGTTTTCGTCTTCAAAGGATGGGTTCATCAAATCGTTGAGCTTGTCAAAGATTTTCTTACCAAACTGATACATAAAGACCTTGCCTTCGTTCTCAGGGTTACCGCTATCCTTAACTACATAAATGTTCGATACGTATTTAAGGCGGCGTTTCTGTTTACGAGCTTGTTCTTTATCTGCGTCAACACCACTGTTCCAGAGTTTGGAGTTAAATTCTGAAACTGGATCATCTTTT